GCAGATTGCAAATACGCAGGGAAAAGATTCGAAAGCCGCAGAAGAACTTTATATCAAAATGAAAAATCAAGAGGCAGCAGTCGGAAGAGCGTCAGCCTCTTTAAAAAAATATACGGAAAAATTAACCGAGACAACGAAAGAAGAACAAAAAAGCAAAGGAGCGTTCGCTTCTTTGGAAGAGGAGATATCGAATCAGGAAAAAGAACTTGACCGCCTGAAAGATGGATATAAAGATGCTGCCCTTGAGTTCGGAGAAACGTCAAAAGAAGCCAATGCGTTCCGTGGGGACATCCAAAAACTTTCCGGAGAACTTGCAGACAACAAAAGCAAAGCGGAACAGTTGCGTACGAGTACGAATAACTTGGACGAAAGTTTTGAAAAAACAAAACAGGCAGCAGAAAAAAGCGAAGATGGATTCAGTTCGGTAAAAGTAGCAATCGGTAATTTGATATCCGAGGGTATTAAAAAGATGACGCAGGAGGCAGTAGACGCCTTAAAAAGAATAACAGAAGAAACCCAGACGGCTTCAAATTCGTTTCAGGCCATTACGGGGGAAACCGATGCCGTCACACAAAAATTTTCTGATAAAATGAAAGAAATGTATAAAGATGGCTATGGTGAATCATTAAAAGACATCGGCGACAAAATGGCATATGTCAAACAGGTTACAAAAGAGACAGATCCGTCAAAGGTCAAAGAACTGACAGAGAACGCAATAGCCCTAGAGGATACCTTTGGTTCGGATTTTCAGGAGACCATCCGAGGCGTAAATGGATTAATGACGCACTTTGGTACGGATTCAACGAAAGCGTTTGATTTGTTTGCAAAGGGTTCACAAAAGGGATTGGACTATACGAACGAATTAGGGGATAACGTAGCAGAGTACGGCGGCAACTTTAAACAAGCTGGGTATACTGTCGAAGAATACTTCCAGTTACTTGCAAACGGCACGAAGAACGGCGCCTATAACCTTGATAAAGTAAATGATTCTATCAACGAGGTCAAGAACAAGCTCGGAGACGGAAGCATTGAAAAAAATATCGGTATATTCAGCAAGGATACAAAAAAATCTTTCAAAGCATGGAAAGACGGAAAAGGCACCATGAAAAAGGTGATTGATTCGATCGTAAAAGATATTAATGGCTGTAAAAATGAACAGAAAGCGTTGACGATGGCGTCCACAGCATTTGGAACTATGGGAGAGGACGCCAACTTGAAGGTGGTTAAGTCATTAAAGAGTACCGGCAAAACGTTCAAAAAGGTACAAGGCTCTGCGGAAAAGTTAAAAGAAGTAAAGTATGACGATGTGGCGACAAAATTTAAAAATATAGGGCGTACGGTTCAGCTTGACTTGTTTGTCCCTCTGGCAGAAAAATTACTCCCTAAAATTGAACAGTTAGCAGATTATGCAATCAAACACATTGACGGAACAGAGCGCGCAATCGCGATATTGGGCGGCACGATGGGATTGGTATTTGCGACGGCTAAATTTGTAAAGCTATATCAGACGTTACAGACCATATACAAGGCTTTTATTACATTAAAGACGGCCATAGCATCAACCGCGGCAGCGCAGAAAGTATTAAATCTAATTCAAGCGGCCAGTCCGATGGGACTGCTTGTGGCTGGAATTGGAGCCGTGGTGGGGGGATTGGCGTTATATGCGGCAGCAACCAAAGCAGCGACTGACGAAACGGACAAAGTAAGCAAAGCAGTAGATGAATCGGCAAAATCTTATCGCGATATGAAAAAAGCTACCGAAGAATCTATGGAAAACGTTCAAAGTCAATTTAGTTACTACGATCAGTTAAAGACGGAACTTGATGATATTGTTGACAAAAACGGGAAAGTCAAAAAAGGGCAGGAAGATAGAGCAAAATTTATCGTAAATACTCTTAATGATGCACTTGGTTCTGAAATAAAAATGACGAAAGGCGTAGTAGAAAACTATAAGTCGGAAAAGAAAGCACTCGACAAACTACTTGTCAGTAAGGAAGCTGAAGCAATCCTGGAAGCAAACAAATCAGATTATGATAATGCACAAAAAGAAAAGAAAAAAAAATTCGAGGAATTGACCGCCGCCCAAAAAAAATACAAAAAGACGACAGACGACTTGACCAATGCCCAAAAAGAATATAACAAAATCAATGACATGTCTATAGATGAGTATGTAAAAGCCGGCGGAACGGTTGAAACGTATAAGCAAGAATTGTACAAGGCGAGCGAAAAAGTACAGTCATTGATGGATAAGCAATATGAACAAAACAAAACGGTGGAAAACGCAGAGGATACATGGGTGGGTTATAATGCGACAATTCAAAATTATGAAGGACTTTCCACTGCGATTATCTCAGGAGATACAAAGAAGATAAATAAAGCTGTTCGAAACATGACAAACAACTTTGTGACGGCACAACAAGGGAACGAACGCATTCTCAAGCGACAAGTTGAGGACATGAAAAAGAATTATACCAACTTGAAAGACGCTGTCAAGAACGGAACGCCGGGAGTCACACAAGAAATGGTTGACGGGGCGAAACAAATGGTTACAAAAGCGGAGAAAGAACTTAAAAAGTCAGAGAAAAAAGCCAAAAAGTCCGGACAAAAGACGACAAAAGAATACAAAGAAGGTCTGGAACTTGGAAAAAACAAAGCCGGAAAATCAGCGGAAGACATTTCAAAGCTGGTTGAAAAGAAAATGAAGGGTATCAAATCAAAAGAAGCAGGCGAAAACTTTGTAAAAGGTTTGAAAACCGGAATGGAAAAAGGAAAACAGAGCAGTGGCCTAATAGCAAAGGTCGGAAAATTGGCGGATAATATGCTGTCGAAACTTAAAGAAAAGCTCGAAATCCATTCCCCATCAAAAAAGACAGAAGAAATTGGTAAGTACTTCACCATCGGTACCGCTAAAGGTATCGAAAAGGCATATGATGCTGTAGGAAGAGCCGTTACAGCATTAGCAAAGAAATCTTTGTCCCAGCTTAAAAAGGCAAATAAGACGGGCAAATACGAAGACATTGGCACAAAGGTTTCGGAAGCGTATGCGAACGGCATCACGAAGCAGGAGCAGAAAGCAGAGAAAGCAGTCAAGAAACTTGTTGACCGGGCAGTAAAAAAAGCACAAAAGGAGACGAAAAACAAAAAGTCAAAGGAGAGCTTTAAAAAACTGGGTGAGAATTTGGCGGAATCTTTCTCGACAGCGTTTTCGAAGGCGGCAGAAAAAGCGGCGGAGAAGGTACAGAAAAAGATAGAATCCATGACCTCGTCCGTACAAGAAAAGTACGACGCTGTAAAAGACCTGCAGGATGACTTGCAGAGCAGATTATCAAGTGGTGATTTATTCACAAAAGATGATGACGGAAAGATTACGCTTGCTGATTTCAAATCAGAAACGGCGAAGATAATTCAGTACGGTAAGAACATGGAGACGCTGAAAAAAACACTTTCTTCTGAATTAATGACGGAAATTGCCGCCCTTGATACATCGGACGGACTTGATTTGACAACGAAGTTGCTGTCATTAAACGGACAAGAACTCGCGGCATATAACAAAGCATATACGGATAAAATCAATGCATCGAAAAAAGTGGCAAACACTTACTATGCGGAACGCGTAAAACAAATCAAGGACAATTACACAAAGCAGGTCAAAGCGGTGATGGCAGGACTGGAGAAGCAACTTGAAAACATCGGAGAAAATGCAATGAAAGGATTTGTAAAAGGGTTCAATTCAAAGAGTGCGGAACTGAATAAGTCGGCGAAGCAGTTAAAAAAGACATTGGTGAGCAGTATCAAAAAAGAACTGGAAATCCACTCACCATCCAAAGTAATGGACAGAGAAGCAGGTGTATTTATTATACCGGGATTAACAAAAGGTATTGAAAGAAAACTCCCGGCACTCCAGCAGATGATGCAGAGGGTACGAGAAAACGTGGTAAATCCGATGAAGAACGCCGCCACTACGGCAAACTTGGATGTGGCCGCAAGAGGAGCAAGGAGTATCGAGAAAGCGGCAGCAGCCACAACGAATACATACAACTTCTACCAGACGAACAACAGCCCGAAAGCGTTGAACCGGTGGGATATTTACAGACAGTCAAGGAATTTACTGGGAGGTGTAAGCAATGTTTAAATTTAGCGTACAAAACGACAAAGGCGAGGCGCTGGAACTGACAGACAACCCGAACTATAACGTTGTCAAGGTTACCGGACTGACACCGGCAGGATGTACCATCAACACGGCAGCAGTAACCGGGATGGACGGAGAAGAACTCAACTCCATCCGTATCAATAAACGCAACATCACGATAACGATTATTCCGGAGTATCCGATTGAGGAAAACCGCAATGCGCTGTATCGATATTTTCCGGAAAAAAAGAAGATTAGACTGTTTTATGAAAATAGCACTAGAAGCGTATATATCGATGGTTATGTAGAAAGCATGGAGATAGATTTATTTGTAATGAGGGAAACATTTCAAATATCCATACTATGTCCGAATCCGTTTTTTGCCGATACGCAGGAAACGGGAGTGTTCTCATGCGTTCCGGAGATACCATTGCTTGAATTTCCGTACTCCGCCGAAGATATGGAAATGTCTGAAATTGCTACGGGCGGCTTCACACTGAATAATCCGGGAACGGTGCCATCTGGAGCACTGTTCCACATATCGATTACAGCGCCGACCGAAAGTCTTACGATATACACAGACAGCGGATTCTTAGGTATAAAAGAACCCTTAGAAGTGTTTGACAACATATATATCCGGACGGCGACGAAAGAAAAAGCGATATGGCTAGAACGCGGCGGAACGGTGACGAATCTTTTACCGAAACGTATCTCCGGCATGACATGGGCGCAGGTAGAACCGGGAGCCAATCATTACCGTGTTGAAGTGGACACACCGACCGGTTACATCATGGATGTAACGTATCGAGTACTGTATGAGGGGGTATAACATGATTGTTTATATTACAGACGAAACGCTGACGGAAATTGGAGTGATCGACCACGGCAGTGTCATATGGACGCAAAAGTATAATGATTTAGGCGAATTTGAAATCACAGTACCGGCAACGCTTGAACTGCTGAATCTGTTCCGCTCCGGAGTATTTGCATTAAGAGAAGAATCGAAAAGCGTGATGATGATCGAGAAAATCCAAACAAAGACAAATCCGGAGTCGGGAGATTATATTGTGGTGACCGGGCGAAGTACGGAGGCGTTGTTAAATCGCCGTATCGTCTGGGAACAAACAAATATCGATACGGATATTGGAGCGGCAGTGAGGTTATTGATTGAGCAGAATGTGACAGACGCCACGGACACAAACCGAAATATCCCATTGCTAAATATCGGTACCATCGAGGCAGCAGGGCAAACCACGCAGAGACAGCTTCGAGGCGAATACATATATGACACCATAAAAGAAATGATGGACTTGGCAAAGATGGGCTTTCGCATACGCCGTTCTGGGCGCGTGCTGTATATGGATTTATACCACGGCAAAAAAACGGAGGTAATATTCAGCCGGGAATTTGATAATCTATCACAAATGGAGTATGCGGCGGACAATACAGACTTCCGGAACACGGTGCTTGTGGTTGGCGAAGGCGAGGGAACGGCTCAAAAAACAACAGCCATTTGCGCCGGCGCAACACTTAACAGGTGCGAAATGTATCTGGATAAAAGTTCTTCAAGCACAAACGAAGGAACCATCACGGACGAAGAGTATCAGAAAACACTTCAGGGCGAGGGAACGACAGCGCTTGCAGAAAAGAAAACCGCGGAAACGGTAACAGTGGAGGTTGACACGGACGGAATCTTTCGATACGGAATCGATTTCACCTTGGGAGACATCGTGACAGTCATAGACCCGTACGGTGATAAAGTGGCCGTTCGGGTGTCGCAAATCACAGAAAACAACGACGAGAACGGAAACAATTTCGTACTCAGTTGTGAAAAAATATAAGGAGGCAACAAGATGGTTAAATATGGTTTTTTCAATTCAATGGAAGGCGACCGTGTATACAGTGCGGAAGATTTAGCGTGTATGTACGACGGTCTTGTATCAGACGGAGTAATCCGCGGGCTGGGTGCACAGTTAGAGGTGACGGCGTGCGACAAAATGCAGGTGCTTGTCGGCACCGGTAAAGCTATCGTCGGAAGAAAGTGGATATGGAACACGGAGCAGTTAGCGCTTACCATTCCACCGGCAAACGAAAGCAGTGTACGTCTTGACCTGATTGTGGCACGTGCGGACTTTGTGAACCGTAAAGTATCTTTTGAGGTAGTCAAGGGTGACGATATTGGAAGTCTGCCAAAACCGGTGGACACATCAACAATTAAGGAGATACCACTGGCATGGTTATCAATTCCGGCAGCAGCTACAAAAATTAAGACGGAAAACATCCATGATTCCCGCGAATTTGCGACTGTTGACAATCTGCAAAACTCGGCCGTGGAATACAAAAGCAGCAAAGGCGCGGTTTTTGTATCTCAGGAAGCGGAAAGCAGTGCGACCAAGTTTTATGAGAGACCGGATTCGCAGGTAATCGTAAATGTGGTACAGATAAACGGAAACAAGATTGTTGACGTAACGGCGAAAAACATTGACATATGGATGGAGAAAGGAAAGGCTTATGAAATCAAGCCTCTGATGCCAAGCGGTGAGTTGTATCAAATTCCGACAAATGCCACGGTGATACAGATATACGGAAATGGAGACGGTCAGGTTAATTATATAGGTCCGGGAGTAGACAGTTCAGACGACAGAACGTACTTCGGTTTAATTACGCATGAGGGAAGCACGACAGGAAACAAAATCAGACTGTCGGCGCTTAAAATAAGTTATATGCTACTGAACAAGAAACAAAAATTGACGTACTAAAAAAGAGGGGCTTCCCCTCTTTTTTAGTAGAATCCAAATTTGTAAATCGAAAGAATTGCAATCGCTATACAAAGAACAACAGTAAATAAATCAGAACCGCGTATCTTTTTCTTGCCGGCTGTTTTCCTGACTTTCAGTGGGGCATATGACCGGTACCGATGCATTTGAATCAAAGCATATACAATCTCAAGCATCGCAATAAAAAAGAAAATGAAATGTGTTACACCAAAACGCCATGTAAACAGCGAATGAATTAAAGTCCCGAGTATAAACCCAATACCACAATAAAAATAGGAATGAAACCCAATGTATTTTTTTTGACGTTTGCTATAATAACCTGCCATATATCTCCCTCCTTTTATTGGCATTTTATGCCAAAATTCTATCATGACTTTAGGTAAAAGTAAACAAAAAGAGCCAAGGAATAAAATTCCAGGGCTCTTTTTGTGACTGGACACCAGTCATTTGCTAATTAGCTACATTATAGTATATTTAAAACGCTTGTCAAGTATTCCTTTTTATTTTGTAACAAATACTTGACAAGGAAAAGGAAATATGTGGCTGAAGTATGCTATTGGACTAACTAACTTTCATGCAAGAAAAGTTGATTGTATAAAACAAAACAGGTGAACTTTACGATTGCTATATATATTTGCAGAGAATTTCTCCGACAAAAGCACAATCTTAGTCCACCTGATGTGATTAAGTTGATAGAAAAGTACACCTTACCGGTAAGACCTGGTCGAAAAACCTCGGAAAGTCAAGCCACAGGCATCGGTAAGTTTTCTATACAGAGCGGCTTAATCACTACTTATATATGTTTTTTAAGGCAGATATACAATCTGTCTTTTTGGTGTGTAAAAAAAACCAGTCCGAAGACTGGTTTCAGACTGTAGACAAAGTGGTGCTAGGACTGTTGTCCTAGCACCATTTTTCTCTGTTTGCAGCAATTGTTCGCCCAA